ATTTGCGGTCATATTCATGAACCAGCAGATAAGATGATTGGCAAGATTCATTATCTTAATTGTGGGTGTTGGACAGACGAGGCAAATTTAAATTATCTGATTGACAAAGGTGATGGAAATGGTATAATTCTATGCAGATACGAAAAATGAAATATTTCTTTGAAGATTATATTTTATATCCTGTACTTTACAGTATATTTGCTATTGCGGCAGTAATAATACATTCATGTATTAGTGTGTGGGATCTTATTGTTTTTGCTTTCACCCATAAAAAGAAGAAAGATTAACATTTAATGTACGGAATCATTACTGAAACAAACCAATTTGTGTCAGATAACCTAGTAGACTCTTCGGGAGAACCCCGCAAGGGTCTTCTTGTTTTTAAGAAGAAATCAAATGCGGTAACGGAAGCAGAAAGTCTAAACGAAATTCGCAAGAGAATGAAAATATCTCACTGCTATTCTGTCCAAAAGGCAACACCCGAGGATGTTCCAGAGTGTGGTATTATTTTAGATGGGTCATGGAAACAAAACTTATAAATAAACCAGAGGGACAAACTTATGGAATGTATTACTAAATTATTAACGCTTCAGAATCAACTTCGTATTCATCATTGGCAAACCCCATCCTATGCCGAGCACAAGGCATTAGGTAAAGCCTACGAGGGATTAGACGATCTTATCGATACCTTTGTCGAAACATACATGGGAAAGTATGGAAAAGATACTGAGCAACACAGAGGCATTGAACTTAAGGGATATGAAACTGCACACCCAATGCCAGTTATAAAATATTTTGAAGATTATTTAACCAACGAACTTCCATCCGATTTGTCAGAAGAGGATACAGATCTTTTGAATATTCGAGATGAAATGCTAGGTTTACTCAATCAGACAAAGTATCTGTTGACACTTCATTGATTTGTGATATACTTTTATTATGGATTTGAAATCTCTTTCTAATGATGAATTGTTGAAACTTAAAAGACAAGCAGAACTTGATATTTCCAAATATCATAACTTTCAGTTGGTTCGTAAGATTCAATTGAACTCTGCTTACGGTGCAATAGGCAACCAATATTTCAGATATTATTCAACTGAACTCGCAGAGGCAATCACTCTGTCGGGTCAGTTGTCTATTCAATGGATTGGTCAGGAATTGAATAAGTATCTGAATAAAGTAGTAAAGACAGAAGATGTTGATTATGTAATTTCTTCAGATACAGATTCGGTCTATCTTCGATTGGATGTGTTGGTGGAGAAAGCATTCCCAAACAAGGGAATGGTTGATGGCAAACCTGTCCCTCCTCCCGATACCAAGAATGTGGTGAACTTTCTTGATAAGTCAGCAGAAGAATTGCTTCTTCCGTTCATCGACAAGAAGTTTAAGGAACTTGCCGATCTTACAAATGCATATGAAAATAAAATGCAGATGGGTCGAGAGGTTATTGCTGACAAGGGAATTTGGACTGCGAAGAAAAGATACATGTTGAATGTGTGGGATTCTGAAGGTGTACGATATGCAGAACCCAAACTCAAGATCATGGGCATTGAAACAACTCGCTCATCGACTCCTGAATTTGTTCGCAAGCATTTGAAGACTGCGATCAATATTACAATGAATGGGACCGAAAGCGATATGGTTGACTTTGTTGAGAAATGTCGTCAGGAATTTTATTCCTTGCCCCCAGAGGATATTGCATTTCCCCGAAGCGTCAATGGCATGGATAAGTATGCGGATCGGGAATCGATTTATAAAAAATCAACACCAATCGCTGTCAAAGGTGCTTTGATCTATAATCATTATCTCAATCAATTTAAGATCAGCAAGAAATATCGCAATATCCGATAAGGTGACAAAATTAAATTTCTTATGCTCAAGAAACCAAATCCTCTTGGTGGATCAATAGGAGAAGATCAAGTAATTTCATTTCCTAATGTTCTTCCAAAAGAATTTAAACTTGAAGGATATATTGATTTTAAAACTCAGTTTGAGAAATCATTTATTGATCCATTGACTGCCATCCTAGATACTATTGGTTGGTCAACAGAGAAGAAAAATACACTAGAAAATTTATTCGGTTGAAAGGAATATTATGAGTGACTTTTTATCATCGATGGTTAAATCATCAGGAAACAAATATGCATCATTGGTTAGTGACGGTCTTGAAGGATCAGATGTCAGTGGATTTGTAGACACTGGAACTTATCTTCTCAACGGATTGCTGAGTGGAAGTATCTATTCTGGAATGCCTGGTAACAAAATCCTTGCACTTGCTGGGGAATCTTCTACAGGTAAAACTTACTTTACTCTATCTATTGTATCCAAGTTTCTAAGAGACAATCCAGAAGCAGTTGTTCTGTACTTTGATTCAGAGCAAGCAGTCACTTCTGAGATGTTCAAGAATCGTGGCATCGATCCAAAGCGAATTGCAGTATTTCCTGTATCGACTGTAGAAGAGTTTCGTCATCAGGCAATCACGATTGTTGATAAGTATCTTGAACTTCCCAAGGATGATCGTAAACCAACTATGATTGTTCTTGATTCTCTTGGTATGTTGTCAACATCCAAAGAGATGAACGATACTGCCGAAGGCAAGGAAACGCGAGATATGACTCGCGCACAAATTGTGAAGTCAACTTTCCGTGTACTTACAGTCAAACTTGGCATCGCAAAGATTCCAATGATCATGACGAATCATACTTATCAAGTCGTTGGTGCTTATGTTCCAATGTCTGAGATGGGTGGTGGTACAGGTCTTAAGTATGCAGCATCAACTATTGTTTATCTTTCGAAGAAGAAAGATAAGAATTCCGATGGTGAAGTTGTTGGTAACATTGTTCATTGTAAACTTTACAAGGGTAGGTTTACCAAGGAAAATAAACAAATCGATGTTCGTCTAAATTATGACACTGGTCTTGATCCATATTATGGTCTTGTAGAAATTGCTGTAAATGCTGGTATATTTAAGAAAAATTCAACACGAATTGAATTGCCAGATGGAAGTAAAGTATTTGAAAAGACCATCTATGATAATCCTGAAAAGTATTTTACCAAGGATGTTCTTGATCTGATCGACAAGGCAGTGTATACTGAGTTTAGTTACGGTGCAGACTCTGTAACTAACGAGGATGAAAATGACTGATGTTGAAAAACTAATTCTTCACAATCTACTTAAAAACGAAACGTATTCTAGAAAAGTCACTCCCTTTATCAAAAGGGAGTATTTTCATGATCGTAGTGTTCGTTTTGTGTATGAAACTATTAATGACTTTATAATCAAATACAACAATCTTCCCACAAAGGAAGCACTGTATATTCTTCTGGATAAAAACAAAAGCATAACTCAAGAGGAGATGAAGCGTGTCGTTGGTATCGTTGAGCAAATCTCGAACAATCAAGAATTATGTGATGCGGAATGGTTGCTCAACGAGACAGAAAATTTTTGTAAAGACAAAGCGGTCTACAATGCCATTATGGAGTCGATTCAGATTATCGATGGCAAGACCCAGCAGTCTCAAGGATCTATTCCAGATATTTTGTCAAAGGCACTAGCAGTCTCCTTCGACGTTCATATCGGTCATGACTATATCGAAGACTACAATGAGCGATATGATTTCTATCATGCAAAGGAAAAGCGAATCGCATTTGATCTTGACTTCTTCAATCAAATCACGAATGGTGGAACACCAACAAAAACATTGAACATTGTCATGGCAGGGACTGGAGTTGGTAAATCTTTGTTCCTATGTCACCATGCAGCAAATTGTTTGAAGCAAAATCAAAATGTTCTTTACATAACATGTGAGATGGCAGAGGAAAGAATTGCTGAGAGAATAGATGCAAATCTATTGGATGTGAGTCTAGATAATCTTCGTGAACTTCCTAAGAGTATATACGAAAGCAAGATGAAGACTCTAGGTTCGGGTGTTCGTGGTAAGTTAATTATCAAGGAATATCCAACAGCAACTGCAAATGTCAATCATTTTAGATTTCTTCTTGATGAATTGAATCTCAAGAGAAAATTCAAACCAGATGTGATCTTTGTGGATTATTTGAACATTTGTGCTTCTGCTAGACTTAAGAGTGGCAATAATGTAAATTCATACACATATGTAAAGTCCATAGCAGAAGAACTAAGAGGTCTTGCAGTCGAGTATGGTGTTCCTTTGTTCAGTGCAACACAGACTACACGATCTGGATATTCCAGCACCGATGTTGGTCTTGAAGATACATCTGAATCATTCGGTCTTCCTGCAACTGCTGACTTTATGATTGCTTTGATTTCTACTGAAGAACTAGCAGAAGCAAATCAAATCATGGTAAAGCAGTTGAAGAATCGCTATAATGACACTGCAACAAATCGTAAATTTATTCTAGGAATTAATCGTTCCAAGATGAAAGTTTTCGATATCAAGAAAGAAGATGCATCTATTATTCCTGCTTCAAACAAGCAGATTCAGATGACTGCTTCTAGCAAATCATTCACAAAGGCAAATGATATAGATACCTGGAAATTCTAATGTCGCTTTATATCGATAAGAAATATGTAAATCTAGTATCTACTTCCCGTGAGAAGTTTAAATGGAA